AATGCAAGATATGCCGCATGAAAATGGGCGTTATTTTCAAGATTTAACACTAGATGAACAGGTAGAATGGTGGAGGAGCCTTCGAGCATATTATATAGGAATGTGGCAACAGAAAGATGACAGGTTCAGTGATGGGCTTGTTGTTAATCAGTTACTCCCTGCATTTGATAAAGCAGAGGATATGTTCTATTCACAGATTCTTCAACAAGATGATGATGCTACTAAGGTTGTACTTTCTGAAGGTAATTATAAAGAAGCTATTGGAGTTATCAATACTCAAGGAACTAACATTCTTAGCAATGAGTCTTACACAGCTTCAGAAGAAAAAGTCATAGACGGGTTTTGGGGAGAGAACGGATGGTATCAAAAAAGACTTGCCTATTGGACAGAATATCATGATGGTAATAAAGAACAAGCTCTTGAATCTCTTGACCAAGAATTAAGACAAATTATAAGCAGAGGTATCCAGTCTGGAGAACTTCAATCAGATGTACTAGATGCGGTCTTTACAGAGTGGACATTCGCAAATAAAGATGGCAGCGGTATGACAACATACCAAGACTTAAATACAACAAGAAGTAACAACTTAATTTCGTTTATTGATAACACACTAGATGCTAAAACTCAAGCTTTAAATTTAGATACACTGGAAAATAAGCTACAAACATATGAAGCGAATTTAGAAAAAAATATCTATATGACTCAAGATCAGTTTAATGAGTATATACCTTATGCTGGATCTAATCCAGATTTGTATAAGCAAGCTTTAGCTATCTTTGAGAGGGGTCAGAAAGGAGGAATGGAGTCTAATGAGTTTGCTGTTGTTGATAACTTACTTCAAGTAGCAATATCTGATTATGTAACTGATAATCAAGAGAAGTTTAACATAACGAAAGATGCTACTAATATAGATAGATTAATTATTTCTACTGTATCTGCACTAACACCCGCTATTAATAGAAAATATTTTGAATATTACGAAAAATTTTTAGCAAAGTATGAGAATGTAGAAGATGCTAAGAACAAGGCTCTTGAGCTGGTCATTGCGGATATTGAAGCTGGTAAATTTACTTCAGCTATACAATCATTAGCTGATTCTAATTATGAATTTAAGGATGTTGAGCAATTAGGTAAAACTTTTGAAGGCATGATAGGCGAGGATAAAGATGGTTGGGTAACAACTAATACAGCTCATGAAGGAGAAATGCCTCATCTTCTGATAGGTAGAAAATCTTTCCTTGATGGAGGACCGATGCCCGCTATTTATAGACAGTTAGCTAAATTATATCCAGATCTAAGTGCTGAAAACTTATTGTGGGAAAGACTTGTAGCAACAGGCTTGATTGATCCTAAAGATCCACAGTTTGCAATGTATGGGTTAAGGTTAATAGCAGAGACTAATATACAAGAATCTAGACTATTAACTCACTTTCCAACCATGACTAAGGCTCTAGAATTTGCATCAGTAAATGCCGAGCAGTGGGCTACAGAGACTACGAAATTACATGTACCAGAAGCATTAGAACATTTTGATGGCTATGGTGCGTTTAAAGCAGAAAATGGAGATTATAGTACAGATATTAATCTAACAACTATGCCACTATTTTCAGAAGAAACTGAAGGTACTGAAGATGTTGATAGTATTGCAGAATTACTCGCTGATAACCCAAACGCTGAGTTTGGTATCTACGGTATGAAAGGAAGTGATTTAACTTTAGTATTAAAATATTTAGCTGATAATAAACTTATAACAGGAAACGAAGTTTTTGATGACAAGTTTCAACTCAAGCTATTAATGACTAAAATAAAGTTAAATCAAAATGGTCAGTTAGTATTTACTGGAGATGCGAGTTACTTAAACTTATCTACTATTAACGAGGAAGACCAAGCTGAGTTTAGTAGATTGGTAGGAGAGGATGGTGATAATATTCCTCTATTTAACAGATTAGAGTTTTTATTACCATATATTGTACGCTATAGAGTTAACACAGAATTGTAATGGAAGAAGAATTAAAATACGACCCTACGGGATTACCCTCTGACGACGACCGAGCGGCATTTGACGAGATTAACGATAGGTTTAACGAAAGTGCTGAACGGGGTGAAGCAGAAAAGAATCAATTCACCGAAGTTAGAGACGATCCACGTAACTCAGAAAACTGGGGACTCGGTGGAGTAGCAAAAGAAATAGGAAGTGCAATCCAAGGGGGTCTACAAGATACAGCATCTTCCGTTACAACTTTTGCCGAAAGAACCACTGATGCTCTCTCTGGCGAGATGGCTCGAGAGAAAGAAGAAAAAGGGTACTACAGACCAGAATGGGACCCTTTTGTAGATTACGACGATCCTATAGTAACCAAAACATGGTGGGGTCAACTACTACGAGGAACAGTTCATTTTGGCTCTATGGCTATAGGTACTGTTCTAGCTGCCAAAGGATTAGCTGCTACAGGTATTCCTTTACTTGCAGCTGGTGGTGCTGGTCTTATGGGCATGGGTAATATCACCAGAGCTATGGCTATAGGTGGTTTATCTGACCTTGTTTCTAAAGAGTCAGATGGTCATAATGCTTTAGGTAGCTTACGTGACCATTATGGTTGGATGGATACACCACTGTCAACTAGAGATACTGACCATCCTATTATGATGAAAATGAAAAACATCGTAGAAGGTATGGGAATAGGACTTGTATTTGATGGAGTAGGCTTCTTACTAGGTAAAGGTAGTAGAGGTGTTAAAAATCAAATTATAAGACGTAATGGTAGTATAGAAAATCAGACAACTACTCAAGCTTTAGCACAGCTCCGTAGAGGAGAAACTGAGTTTAGAGCTGATAAAAACAAACCTGTTGCTGCTAGGCATCAAGGTGCTCATACATCTACTGTTGAACCCGGACAAGCTAGAGAACAATTAAAGAGAACTAGAACTGATTGGGGATCTGAAGATGGATCTACTGGTGGTGTCACTACTGCTGCTGAAAGAGAGCGTATTGCGAGATACGGTGGTACTACAGATGAGATTGTTGAGACTACTCTTAAAGGTTTAATGAGTGATGAGAAGTTTAAAGTAGAGCTAGAGTCTGTAAAAGGCGATAGAAAAGCTTTAGCTGATGTTTGGCGGGATGCTGTAACCGAGTTTCAAAAGATAACTAACGGTAGAGAACCTGTAGACATGTCTCCAGAGGAGTATCTTACTGACCTATTTGACAAGCAAAAAGCTGTCTTACCTATGGGTGATGAAGTATTTGAAACTTGGTCTGCTCAAACTGTTGTAACAGCTGATTTAGTTGTAGGTGATTTACTTAAAAAACTACGTGATACAGGTATAGCTGGTAGAGAACTTGCTAATTGGGTAGCATTAGACGACGTAGATGGTCCAGCAAAACAGATTGTTGACACTATGTTAACAGCTTTATACCAAACAAAGAAATCTAGGTTCGTTGCATCTGATTATTTCAGACAGTTTGGTGCTGGTAAAACTAGGCAACAGCTAAACGACGCAGTAAATCAAGCCGTTCAGTCTGAAATAGAGGATGTTAAACAGTCTATTATGTCTATTCTTAAGATATCTAAAGATAGCAAAGATGATAACTTATTAAATGCGTTATTTGAAGCGTTCTCTATGATGAAGAATGTAAATAATTTAGATGACTTTGATAACTGGGCTAGGAAAATACTAAAAGGTGGTCAAATTGATGAGACAGGACCAGACCGTACAGGTGCTTTAATACGTAGCTTACAGGAAATGGTAAGTCACAGTATATTAAGTGGACCTAAAACTCCAATGCGAGCACTTTTAGGTACAGGTACTGCAACATTCCTAAGACCATTACAAACTTTTATGGGAGCGATGATACGTTACCCATTCGACGGAGACTCAACTACAATCAGAGCTAGTCTTTCTTCGATGAATGGTATGATGGAAGCTATACCAGAAGCATTTGATTTGTTCTTTACTAAGTTAAATGGTTACTGGAGTGGTGAATTATCAACAGTTAAAACAAGATATACTGAATTTACAAAAGGAGACGCAAACTGGGAGCTGGTACGTAGATGGGCAGAAGATAGTGGTCGAGCTGATAAAGTTGACCGTGCTATATTCGCCTTTACTAACATGGTACGTAATGTAAATAATAATAATTTCTTTACTTACTCCACTAAGATCATGGCAGCAACTGACGACGCCTTTGCATTTTTACTTGGTAGAGCTAAACTGAGAGAAAAAGCGATGCGTCAAGTCTTAGATATGCAAGGTAATGGTATTGAACTACCAAAAATTACATCAACATTAATGCGAGCATATCAAGATGATTTTTATAGTCAGATATTTGATGCAAACGGTAATTTAGTAGATGAAGCTGCAAACTTTGCACGTAAAGAAGTTACACTTACCCAAGAACTTACAGGCTTTGCAAAAGGTCTAAACGACGTTTTAACAGCTAACCCATACGTAAGACCATTCTTCCTATTTGCTAGAACTGGTGTAAACGGATTAGCGTTAACAGGTAAGCATACACCCGGTTTTAATTTCTTAGTTAAAGAATTTAATGATATAGCTTTTGCAGACCCATCTAACTTAGCTCCTCTTAAAAAATATGGTATTAATACTGTAGAAGAATTAGCTAACGCACGTGCTTTACAAACAGGCCGATTTGCTATGGGTTCTGCTATAGTATTCCTTGGAATCAACTCTTGGATGTCTGGTAGATTATCAGGCAACGGACCAGCTGATAGACAGAAACGTCAAGGTTGGATAGATGGAGGTTACATACCAAGAACTATACAGTTAGGTGAAGTAAGAGTAGGCTATGACTCTATAGAACCATTTAACCTTATACTATCTACGATCGCTGATGTCGGTGATGCTAGTATGCTTATGGGTGAAGAATGGACAGAAAGAGAATTACAAAAAATATCATTAGTTATAGCACAAGCTATATCTAGTAAATCATACTTAGCTGGTATTCAACAACTCGTTGATTTAGCTGCTGGACGCCCCGGTCAGGTAGAACGTATCGCAGCTAGCCTTATGAATAATACAGTACCTTTAGCTGGTTTACGTAATGAAATGGGACGCCTTGTTACTCCTTATATGAGAGAAATAAACTCAGGTATATTCCAGTCATGGCGTAACAGAAACTTAGCATCAGAGAATATCCCCGGAGTAACCCCGTTACCTATTAAATATGATATGTTAAACGGTAAACCAATTAGAGACCACGATTTTCTAACTAGAGCGTTTAATGCTATCAGTCCTATTTCTATTAATTTAGAAGAATCAGACGGTAGAACTTTCCTATTTAATAGTGGATATGATTTACGTATGTCCACATACTATGCACCTGATGGTACTAATTTAACTGACCATCCTGAGATTAGATCAATGTTCCAACAAGCTATAGGACAGTATAATCTTGAATATGAATTAACTAAGTTAGCTAAAGATCCTAAGATTATTGCATCTATGCAATTAATGTATAGTGATATAAGAGCCGGAAGACGTGGTGAGTTTGATGCTAGAGATTACTACCATAACCAAGTTATTGATAGATTATTTAAAAAAGCTCGAAAAGCAGCATGGAGAGATATCATGCGTGTAGACAAGATTGCTATATTAATAGCTGAACAAAAAGCTCAAGAGGCACTACAAGCACGGAAAGCAAATCAATCTTCCTCCTTATTAACTATGTATAAATAAATGGCAAATCAACAAAACTCGTATACGGGAAGTCAGGGAACAGGTACTAATAATGCTGATTTTAGTTTCACCTTTCCGTCATTTACAACAAGCGAGGTAAAAGTAGAGGTTGATAATGTAGTCAAAACTCTCACCACCCACTATACCGTCGAAAATTATAATACTACATCTGGTGGTACAGTTAGATTTACCACCAACAATATACCTACAGGTACTACACCTGTTCGTATATTTAGACAAACAGACGTCGATGCTTCCAAAGCTACATTTTCAGCCGGCTCCTCATTAAAAGCTGGTGAGCTTAATGCTAACTTTAAACAAGTACGTCACGCACTCCAAGAAGCTATCGGTGCAAACGCAACTGATAGAAAAGTTCAAGAGTTTAATATAGAAGATGACGCTATCACCACAGCTAAAATTAAAGATGATAACGTAACATTAGCTAAGTTAGGTAGTGGTGCATTACCTACTGACATTACAGTAGCTAGTGCTAATATTGTTGATGGTACAGTAGTTAATGCTGACATTAATAATAGTGCTGCTATAGCTGGTACTAAAATCTCACCTGATTTTGGTTCGCAGAATATAGCAACAACTGGAACTGTAGATGGAAGAGATGTATCCGCAGATGGTACAAAATTAGACACTATAGAAACTAATGCTAAGGATGACCAGACAGCAGCCGAAATTAGAACACTTGTAGAAAGTGCTACTGATAGTAATGTATTTACAGATGCTGACCACAGCAAATTAAATGCAATAGAAGCTGGTGCTACAGCAGATCAGACAAATGCAGAAATTAGAGCAGCTGTAGAAGCTGCATCTGACAGTAATGTATTTACTGACGCAGATCATACCAAGTTAAATGCTATAGAGGCTGGTGCTACAGCTGACCAGACTAACGCAGAAATCAAAACTGCATACGAAGCTAATGCTGATACTAACGAATATAGTGATGCAGAGCAAAGCAAGCTAGCTGGTATAGAAACATCAGCTACAGCTGACCAGACTGCTAGTGAGATCAAAACACTGCTACAATCTGACAAGCTTACTCTGTCTGAGATGAACACTACATCTTTAGATAGTAGATATTATACAGAAACAGAAGCAGATGCTGCGTTCCTTAGACAGGACTCTTCAGAAACTATTGCTAGTGGAGTCACATGGTCTAGTACAGATAGCAAAGTAGCTACTACTGCTGCTATTGATGCAAGGGTAATTGATTTAGTTGATGATGTAGGTGGTTTCGTACCTATAGCGAATGAAACCTCTTTCCCTAATGCTAATCCAGATGTTAATAACGGAGCTGGAACTCTTGTTTCTATTAAAGCTCTTACTAATAATATTGTATCTAATGGATCTGGAGTAGCTACAATCTCTAACGGTACTGTTGGTAACTCAACGGTTACTATTAATGGTTTAGCAAATAGCACAACTTATGCTGCTACTTTTGGAATGATCGTAGAAACAACTACGACATTGAATACTTACACATTCCATAGATTAGTACCAAAAGCAACAGAAGTTACAACTGTTGCAGCTAATGCAACTAATATTGCAGCAGCTGGAGCTAATATAACAAGTATAGATACCTTTGCAAATAGATACCAAGTTAATGCTTCTGCACCAACAGCTAGATCAAACAGTAGTTCTTTAGTTAATGGTGACTTATGGTTTGATAGCTCATCTAACAAAGTTATGATGGTCTATGATGGCAGTTCTGGTGATGGTTTCAGTCCTATAACACCTAACCAAGCAACACTAACTAACATTAATATTGTTGCTGGACAGGTTACATATACAGAGGACTTAGGAAACATCACAGATGCAGTCAATACAGGATCTGGTAATAACTCTGTTAATACAGTTGGAGCTAATATATCCTCTGTTCAAACAGCTGCTACAAACATTGCAAAGATAAATACAGTTGCTGATGACTTAAACGAAGGGACATCTGAAATAGACACAGTTGCAACTAATATTACAAACGTAAATAATGTTGGAAATAATATTTCTAATGTTAACGCTGTTCATAACAATGCAAGTAATATAAATGCTGCTGTTTCTAACGCAAGTAATATAAACTCTGCTGTATCAAATGCAAGCAATATCAACACTGTAGCCGGTAATAACACTAATATAAATACTGTAGCTGGAGCTAACTCTAACATAACAACGGTAGCTGGCTCTATAAGTAATGTAAATACTGCTGCAACTAATATTGCAAGTATTAACACAACCGCTGCTAGTATAGCAAACGTAAATAACTTTACAGATAGGTACCAAGTTGCATCATCTAACCCATCAACAGATGGTGGTGGTAACTCACTAGCTGCTGGAGATTTATACTTCAACACTTCTGCTAACGAACTAAAAGTTTATACAGGTTCTGCATGGCAGGGTGGTGTTACTGCAACAGGTAACTTTGCAACTACAACTGGTAATACTTTTACTGGCGATAACCTTTATAACGACAACGTAAAAGCTAAGTTTGGTACAGGGTCAGATCTACAAGTTTATCACGATGGAAGCACAGCAAGTATTTTTAAAGCTAAAGCTGGAGATCAACTATCGTTACAAGCTGATACTATTTGGTTTAGAAATGCAGCGAATAGTGAAACTACAGCTAAATTTTTAGGTAACGGAGCAGCAGAACTCTATCACAACAACAATAAAAAGCTTGAGACAACTTCAACGGGAGCAACAGTAACAGGACTACTTACAGCAACAACAATAGATGGATCTGCTGGTAATAACTTAACACTCGATTTCGGAACACTT